CTTAGCTCCTCACCGGGGCCACGAATACGCGGCGGGCGCATCCCACCAAATTGAATGACTGGAATCATTACTTTCTTTTCGTCGTCCATTTCAATTACCCTTTCCTTCCAACAATGCGAGAAATTCTTTTTCAGCTTCGTGATAGTCTGCCCAGAATTGTTTGGCAGTTCTTTCAAGTCTAAGAAACTTATCATCATCTGCGCAATTACCTAGAAGCGTGTCGGTTTGAACCGCTGAATAATGCTTATTGATAAGTTTTGTATAAGCATTCTTCAAGTTAATATCCATTTCAATTACCTCTCCTAAGCGGTCTACGTACACTTGTAACACTGTCAAAATTATATACGAAGGCAGGCACTTCCCAGTGGTCCACTGTTACAATAGGGTTTAACCAGAGACGAGGATGCCTTGTATCAGTGACTACAATAGTGGGATACCTATTCTGCTTTGCAATCAACAGAGGTCGTTTATCATACTTACGAGCCTCCCTAACCACTATCTTCCAGAAGGTAATCAACCCACCTGTCTTATTTACAATGGAACGGCCTATCTGCAAATCCTGATAGTGCTTACATTCAACAAAGGTCTTTTCACAGAATTCGTACGCACCTTCCCCTACCGCACTCAGATCTCCAGATTGTGTTAAATTTATCTTGTCTTTTCTATATTGTAAGGTAGCGAGACCACCACTCATAGCACTGCGCCACAAGAGATCATCTCGCTTACCCTCCGATAACCAAAGGGACAGCCTTCGAGAGACTTCACGCTCGAAAGCTGCCCCTTTACCTTTACCGGAACCTGCCTTCATTTAGAACGGCGACTTCGTGAGGGTGCGACCCCTACTCAGCACACCACCGGTACCACCGCTGGGGGTGAAATTCTCGTCCACCCACCAATAAGTGCCTCCGTCATCACCGTTATTGGGTGGGACATTGCGAAGGCGACTGTCAACATTCAATGCGGTGTCGTAATTGACAATCATCCCATCATCCCAATCCTCAACCAGAGCAACATAAGTCTGGTCTACACGATTGCGACGCTGCAGGTTGACTAGCCAATTGAAATTGCCCTCGTCGATAGCCCAGCTATAAGAGCTTTTCTTTACGACGAGAACAACGCAACAACCGCGACGGTCTTCAAGGTAACGAATGTGGCTCCTAGGATCAAGGCCGTGCTCTTCCTTTACTGCACGACTGAACTTGTCATAGGCCCACAGATCATCTAGACGACGCTTCTCCATCTATTCCTCCTTCACTTCGAAAAACACGCAGACACTACGTAAGTTCCTACATACAATCCACCTCCTATTGCTGCCACGATCAAAACTCCAATAAAGAAATACAAGTAATTATATCTGGACCCTAAGTCAGCTTCAACCAGGGACCCTGCCGCGTAAATATATCTGGTTGTTCTACCTTGGTCACTCACTCTCGCCTCTTTGGTTTGCGATTTATCTTAAACTTCTCTTCAACTTCGTGCCATAATTGAATAGTCTCTTTCTTTAATTCTGGTTCAAGTCCCTCTTCTTCGACTATTCTAATAGATTTATCAAGACCAGTATGCAACCTTCTTTCACCAATATTATACGTTTGGGAGCCCACTATCGACTTATTGTAGATTAAATTAGCGCGGATGTCGTCTATGCCAAAGTCGTACATGATATACAATGGTGCTGTACGGAATGGAACATCCAGGCTGCTCTTATATACTTCAACTGAAGTTTCAACACCTACAACCCGCTTAAACTTACTCTTGCCAATATCTTTTTCAATCCCAATCTTTTTTGGTGTATGACAACGCAACCTCAGACTTGAATAAAAGCCAATGGAGACTCCACCGGGACTGGTATACTTTTCGGCAAAGGGGTTTGTATCAATATTTTGCCTAACCTGATTAGAACAAACCATCAATAGGTTACGCTGCGTCAGGATTCGACACGTTTTCCGGCATTCTTCACTAAATTCTTTTGCTCTACGCATCCCGTATTTATCTGCATCCTCCATTTCCATCTTAGTTGATAGCGCTGCAAGCGAGTCCGCAAAGACACCATTAATCGTGCCATTCTCGGACTCAGGATTCCAACTTCTGACTGGCTCAAATAATTCAGGCACCGTATCAGGTTGCTTGTAGTCGCAATCTTCAACCTTAAACCCAAACAACTTAGCGAACTGCGCATTTAGTCTAGCCTCCGGATCACGAAACATTACCCTACCACCCTTGCGTTGCACAGCGCCCGCAAGTTCACACAGCATCACAGTCTTGCCACAACTGGAAGGACCAAAGATCTCAACCAGGATCCCACCCGGTAGGCCGCCTTCTTTAAAGCGACCACCGGAGATTGCCATATCAAGCAAAGTAGATCCTGTGGAGATAACGTGCTCAGTACCTGCTAAGGGGGAACGCCTTACAAGAGGCTTCTTTAATCTAGCTTCGACTTGTTGTACAAGATCAGGTGATGCTGTCATTATGCTGCTTTTCCACTCGCATTGTAGCAATCAGTCCAAACTGGACAATCTTCGCACTGATCGTGCTTATCGCATTCCTCACCAAATACAAATCCATGAGGGCAGGTACCAGCTTCAGCTGGGGCCGCTACCTTAGCAGGACGAGCAGCAGGCGGGGGCGCTCCACGTGTTAGAGGCTTTGCTGCGGGCTTTTCTGCAGGTTTCGCTACCGGTGTAGGCCTACGGTAAACAGAAGGCGTACGTGTCTCCTCTTCGGGCTCTTCGGGCTCTTCTTCCGGTTCCTCTTCCTCTTCAGGTTCAACAATCTTTGGTACAACAACAGTCCTTACTGGTGTAGTGCGCGCGGGAGCGGTACGCGCAGAAACGCGAGTAACTTGAATGACTGGTGCTGACTCATCCTCCTCCTCGTCATCCCCACCTTCAAGGAACATCTTTTGGATTTCCTTGTAATCCTTAATCGCAATAACCTCATCAAGTGAGGGCAAAGCATCAATAGTGGCATCATCGTAAGCATACCCACGCTGTTCAAAATCAATGCGCGAGGTTTCCGCAAACGTGTTCCCACCAAGCTTCTCTTCAGAGAATCGAATCTTTAGTGTCAACCCATTAGCAGGATGCGGAAAATCCCCAAGCTCATCAGGGTTTTCCTCAATCTCATTATTCAACTTGGCTTGAAACAGAAAGTCTGATATATCCCAAAGATGCGGTTTCTCTTCAAACTTCTTGTTATCCTTGGGAATAATCAAATAAAGCGACCGCGAACTGGGACGGGCATTCTTTACCGCGTCATCCTTCCAATCCACACCATCAGAAAGAAGTTTTGACCGATACTCGCAAATCGGACACTTCTTCCCAATACTTGTGGGGCAGACAACCGATGACTTATCAGCACCAACATTACGATGCAACTTGTAAGGGCGACGGTACCAAAGACCACCCTTTTCAGCACTACCCGTTGTCTCATCCTTATCTGGATGGTTGGGGTCTGTGACAACATAAGACATAATATCGATAGAAATGCGGGAACCGGGCTCTTCCTTGAAGACCGTAAATCCTCGCGGGATGGATAAATGACCGTAATTTGCCGCCTTGTTACGCTGTTGAGTAGAGTTAAAGACAATCTTGTCCTTGAAACTCGTGAATCGACTCTTTGCCATTTGCTCTTTTCCTCCGCGTGTAGGACAGATAAGATATTGTACCAGCGGCCCACCCAGATGCTGCGCACTTAGCCAATACAAAAACATAGAAAGGCAAGGCAGCTAACCCCACAACCACGACTGCGATTGCAAATTCCAATCAATTTCTCCTTTGCAGTCTAATAGAGCGATTAACTCGCTTTTGCCTCTCTTCGGACAGATTATGCGGAACTGAGGGTCCTGCAAAGTAACTTTGCGAATGTAGCCTCACCAAATTCTCCAAGGCACTTTTGCGATGCTCAAACGACTTAACAACTCCAGTGGCCACCTCATATTGATACTTCTTTTCAATATAGTCTCGATTAATTGCATCATATTCATCATTGATAGTAATTACAGAAGAAA